TGTTTTCTCTGCCATTATTGAGTTGATAATGTTCTGGTGTGCTTCTTCTCCGTAAATTTCTTTAACTTTGTTCTTGTAGTCTCTGTACGACTCATTGATTAAAGCATAAGCACTCGCTATTGAAGCTTGTGAATGACTATTCAGTACATTAGTACCAAATATACAGACTAATGTTGATGTACCAACAACTGTAGCTGGAATATAATACTTCCAAGCTGATTTCACAGCTTCTACTTTTGTATAGGCATATGGATCGCCATCGTGTTTTTGCCTACTATCTGCTTTAATTTTTTCAACCGCTTTCGGAGTTGCTTTAACAGCTAACACTGTAGTTCCAATAAGCCCAGCAGCACTAACAAAAGTTAAAATAGTTGGCAATGCTTGTTTAATGTTACTATTCATTTTTATTTGCTCCTTTCAACAAAAATATAAAGAGAATGTAAGGGACTCGAACCCTTATCTTTGGTATTCCAACCATCGCTCTACCTGTATTTAAGCTAACCTTCCTCTCATAATAGCCCTTGCAAATTTTGCGTAAAATATAAAAGAAAGAGCCATTGCTGGCTCTCTCATGTTAAATCTAATACGTTCATAAGTGTTTGAAGGTCAAGTTTGCTAATGTCAGCATCAATGTTTACATGTATATGGGCAACATTATCTCCTATATTTACAGTAACCTCGTTTAACTGAATGTTTGTATTACATCCAGTTTTCTTTGCTATTACTCTCTGTAATATCTTTGAAATTAACCCTCTAGTAAATTTTGATACTATTCTCATTTCATCCATGCTTCTTTATCTCCTTTCTAAACTTAGGTTTCATAATAGAGTTTGTATTTATTGCGTATTAATAGCTAAATCCACATCATTAGCATCAATGTCATAGTTAATACGAAATGTTGCCAAACTAATATAAAAGAAAAGACTACGTTTTATACGTAGCCTAAACTTTTAACCCTATCCATTACTACATTTTCTGGTGTCCATTCACATATACCGTTGTCTCTTACATACCAAAGTGTTGTCATCAACAATCCGCGATCTACAAAATGGGATACCCTTAAATACGGAATATATATATCCTTTGATTCCAGTTTACGACCTTCATAGTATTTTTTCTTAAGTTCATAAGCTGTCTTATCAAATACATACACATAATCGTTTCCATTTTCTGTATCCTCACAATACGGAATATTGTTCTCCACTAAATAATTAATAAAATCTTCTCTTGTCATAATTAAAACCTCCTTTAAAATCAATAATGGTTTATTGTTCCATAACAGAGGTTGTAAATTTTGCGTATCAAATATCACGTCTGTCAAAGCAAGTCTCCCATCTTTCACGCTTTAGCGGTTTCATCTTTAGTGCCCACATGATTTGTCTGATTGTGACTGTCGGATATAGCCCATCTGTACAAGTTCCAGCACGTTCGTCAAAGTATTCTTTGAATTTAGGATGCAAATATAAACCATCTGTAAGCCACGAATCTATCTCTGCCCAGTTTGTACACTTCGTCTTAGTGTTGAATCGTTGCTGTATGACTGCTAATCCTTTGTCTCCTATCTCAAATAAGGTACAGCGATTATATACAGGGTGATTACAAATATAAATACGTCCGTACATGGTAGTACAAAACTGTGGTTTTTCATAATGGTATCTCATTTCAAGTCATCTCCTATATGATTGTTAATATCACTTAACAAGTGTTTCAAACCATGCTTATCTTGCCTAGGCTCATTCGATAGTAATTTTTCAGCTCTTTTACTAACTTTTGCTGGCGGTCTATGGCCAAATGTTTCAATAAAATACCTATTATTGTACTTTGGACGGTCTGCTAAAAATATCATGAAGTCCTCGTCTTTGACAGTCCAACAACCGTCCTTTTTTGATGCTTTCATTTTACCACTGCGTATCCATATCCTCACTCGTTCTTCACTGACATGTAAATCAATGGCAATATCTCTTACCGATTTCACAAAATATCATCTCCTTTAAGGCAAAAGAAAAAGAGTCCTTGTTAGGACTCAATCTCGTTTCTGATTTTCTTATCATTGTCCATTAATTGATTCACATTAAACGACTCTTTGCCGCATAAATATAATAAATATTGTTCATAAGTTTGCGTACAAATCGTACCAATCGAATGTAGTTCTTTAAGAATTTCGATACTATTTCTTCTGCTTAAAGACTGCACAATACTTGGAATATGTTCGTACATAGTAGTTCTTAATCCATCATAATATTCTTTATTAGTCATCATAGTCATTTTCTCCTTTCAATAATGACAACAATTATTTGTTTCATAAAAGCAAATGCTATTTCTGCGTGTAAAAGAAAAAGAGTCTTAGATTTCTCTAAGACTCCTTCTCTGTCAGCTATAAATATAATTGTCTATTTTTGTGTACTACTCCTACACATCCTCTTTAGATGGGTATGCTGCGTCATATTCCTCATCACTATCAAATCCATATCTGTCTAAATCCATGTCATGACCACAGCTGGGACAAACTAATGTGTCCTCATTTTCGTCTTCAAACTCCATCTTTCCCCCACATTCTGGACAAGTGTAGTTTCTGGTAAACATCGACTCTACCATTTTTTCATTAAAAATACTCATAGCTAAGTACCTCCTTTAATATTTGTCTAGCGGTTATACTTATTAGTATACACGTTAGAATTAATAGTTCAAGAGATAAAGCTTTATTCCCTCATATAAGGGATTGTATTTTTAGCGAAAAACAAAAGGAGATGACAAATATAAATCATTAATCATCTCCTTGAAGTCTCTATGTCCAACTAACTCTTATTAATCGTACTCCCTTGAAGAATTTAATCTCCAACTTGACATTCATTCCGCCATACTCGTACATAAACTCTGTCTCACGTCCCATATCAATGCTCGCTTTTCCAGATTTCTCACCTGGTTTTTTGTCAAACACTGTTATGATACGCTCGTTTGCTAGTTCTTTACAATCCGAGAATAACACAAAGAATTGCCATAAATCCTCGTTTTCTCCATAAGGTATACTAAATCTTGCCTCGTTTTGTGAAATAGGTACTTCAATAATAATTTTGTTCATAAAAATTATCTCCTTTCATTTTTCTCATAATAGTAAATGTATGTTTGGCGTGAAAAACGAAGAGACCTTGTAAATATCACGTCTCCCCGTTTGGAATCTACTTCTGTTTAAACGATTGACCGATTTTCTTGAATAATTCCCGCGTTGTTGTTAGTGAGAAACATCCAAATTGCTCATAGCATAAACAAATTATCAGTAAGCTTATCTCAGTGACAGTTGTACCTACTGCAATACCTATCTTGACATTCCTATCTTTCTTTTGCTCCTTGATTTGCTGTTTTTTAAATTTAACGTCATATTTCAACTTGACATTTTCAAATTCAGCTTCAGAATCCTTTCTAGTCAGTTCTTCATCTAACTGAAATTTTTTAAATTCCATATCAGCGTCATTAAATTGTCGTTCCATTTCACGACGTTCCTGTTTGTCCACAGCATCCCAATTTGTTTTGTTCTCCTGGATATGTCTGTCATACAATGCCATTAGGTCATTAATCGCTCTGCTTTTTTCTGTGCTTCCTGTTTCCAGACTTGCTAATTTTGCAAATTGGTTAACTATTTCTGCATCTAATAATTCTTGAACACTTAATTCTTCATCCATTTCTGAATCTCCTTTCAATTTTTAATAGAATTTTAGTTTCCATAATAGTAGTTGTTATTCTTGCGAAATATAATTTTTCTCAACTACTTCCAACGTAATGTACTTATTCTTTAAATACAAAGCATTCGTACACTCTAGGAACATGAGCGGTGGTTCGTTTGGCTCAGACCTATCAACTCGCAAATTTCCTGCAATTTTAGGTTTGAATATAAATTTACCCAGAGCTAAACCAATTAATACCCCTAACACAAGTTCAAGTACTATCTGCCACATTTTAGACACCTCCTCTATTTTGTTTTTCAAAAATTTCCTTTCTGGGATTTTTTCAAATATCAAGATAGCATATGTTCCAGTAACCCACGTACTGTTTCTAAGCTAGAATAAAAAGAAAGAGCCGTTGCTGGCTCAATCTTTCTTTTGCTCTTTATATAAGTGTCTATACTTATATGTATTATTTTCTCCATCTTCTTTCGGTTTCCAAAGCCATGTTCCCAAACATGTACCCGCAAAAGCACTTATAAGGAACACATTTTCTATAATTAGAATCTGTGTAACTAAATGTAATACGGTTTTTGTAATTTTTAGCTTTGTTTCCAATAAATAATAATGACACATAAAATATCACTCCTTTCCATTAAAGGCAATGTATTATTTGCGTTCTTTGTCTAATAGCCAAAAGAAACGTCTGTACAAGTCGTAGTAAGTATCCTTACAGCATGGAATTTCTAATCTAGCTTTGAGAATATCATAGGAAACTCCCTCTGTTACGCCCTGTAATACATAACTTCCTAAAAATTGGTCTGTTTCTTTTGCAACTTTCTCCACCATAGCAATCCGTTCTGAATAGTACGCCTTTGCTACAGCACACTTGGCTGTCGGATCACCTAAAACATTTGTAGCGACAAACAAGGCTAACTCTGACCTGTGACTTGGTAATCCGTCTAGAGAAATATAAGCTTTCTTCCATATAGGATACTGCAAGCAAAAATGCTTTAATTCATAATACCTGTGCTTCTCAATCCAATACGGATTGCTTTCTGATAGTTCTGCTCTTAATACTGTACTCATTTGTTTAATCCTCCTTACGATTTCTATTCTAGATTAGAAATATAAAAGAGTAAAAACAACCTCAGTGAAAAATTACGAAAAGAAAAAGCCCTTGTTGTTAGGGCTAAATCTTTAAATTTTGTCATAAAACATTTTAGAAACTATCAATAATGCTCCCAAACATAATACAGTTTCTGTAAGGTCAATTATTTTGCTCATAAAATATCACACTCCTTTCATAAAGGGGCATGTAAATTTTGCGTCTTCCATCTAAGCATTGTCATCTCACATGGATAATCTTCAAATCCTATAGTATTACTAGTAATTAGGTTTTCGATAACACCTATAATTATTTCTGATTCGTATTGTTTGTATGGGAAAATATAATTCGGAAGACTCCTGTGAATGGAGCCACAATTAGAACATTTAAATCGCTTGATTCGTATGTACTTACTATTACGATTTTTCGTACGTACTATTCTTGAAACCGTATCATAGTATTTGGTGACAGCTCCACAATCGGAGCATAAGACTTCATCTTCAGTAAACATTACATAACCTCTTCTTTCGTATGTATACATTATACACAAAAATTAAGAGGCAATGTAGTTTTAATTTAAAAATATCACATTCAAAGCACTTTAATTCGTAAATAATTCGTATAAATGCTTAATAATAAATCTATATAGCTAGCTTTTATACTAAATATCAGTATTTATAGGTATAAATAGTCATTGTAGTCGATAATGGCTATCATTGTTTTATACCTCCTGTAAATAGATTATCCTTTTCTAAAATATAAATTATTCGCCCATTGCTGATTTATCATATCGTTCCTTTTGGTGTCATATAATTACAACACACCACTCAAAAGATTTCGTATATAATTCGTATGTAAAAATTTTTACGAATTAATGTGATTACAGCATTCTGTAGCTATATCATTTATCTGCTTCATTTGCTCATCTTCTGGTTTTGCATCCACATATATATTCATGGTAGTTCTAATATTACCATGACCTAAAATAGTTTGCAATGTTTTCGGTGGCAGTCCTTGCATGTTAGTAGCAAAGGTATGTCTACAGATATGTGGCTCGAATTTATCAATTGGTTCATTTGGATGTGCCGCATTAAAACGTTTGATACAATTTTGAAGGTATTCCTCTATATGGGCACGTACGATTGTTTTACGACTTCTTGTAGCAAGAAATACAAATCCTTCGTATGCTTTTCCTTTTTCGTCATAACATACTGGTTCCATATCTCCCTTTAAATATCTAGTGTCTAATAGATGCTGAAAACGTTCGTAAACGCCGTCGGTCATCGGTATATATCGAATACCATTTTTGGTTTTTGGCGGACACACAACATGAGTATGATTAACGCAATGCAACTGTTTTTCAACTTTAATAAATCGTTTTGTCATATCAATATTATCGATAGTTAAGCCACATAACTCAGAGGCTCTAAGTCCTGTCCAGAACAAAATATAAAGCATATCGTAACAATGCATACTATTACCGTCCTCTGAGCAAAATTTTAAAAAGCGATTCATATCATAAAGTGATAAGGCTTTTTTAGGAACGCTATCACTCCTATCAGCTACTATACACCTAAAAGGATTTTTAGAAATATAATCGTAGTCTACAGCATATTCAAACGACCGCTTAATCAAACTAATCTGTGACTGGATAGAAGAACCTTTATACTTTGTTTTCATATCCTTAAGCCAATCTTCGCAATGCACTGGTTTGATTGTCGTTATAAGCATATGTCCTAATTTGTATTCATTGAGAGAATTAATAGTTACATTATACCCGATTAATGTGTTACGACTTAGTTTCTTCCTATTTAAAAGATGCTGCAAATATTCTTTCACCAATTCTAATAGTGTAATTTTACCGCTATCAATATCCAGATTATCCTTTAGTAAAGCATTAATCTCTTCTTCCTTCTCTCTTAGACTCTTCCCAGATTTCTTACCTTTTGGCAATTGGTCAGTTGAATCTAGTCGATAAGAACTGATAACTCTTGGTTTTCCCAATGCATCCTTATAGCGATACTCATATCTCTTTGTCTTTGGATTATAGAACTCGTTATCTCGTAGAGTTTTTCTACTTGGTTTATTCTTTTCACTTGCTTTTTTATTTGCCATTTTTAGCCCTCCGTTAAATATATAAATTTAAAGAAGTGCTTCAAATGTGATACAATAGCTATCATACCACACTTAAAGCACTTTGTCGATTTCAAATTTGCTCGACTTGTTCGATAAACTCTTCGAAAGGCTTCCGTTTAACGCGTATTACTCGCCCAATTGTAAGGTGGTATCTGCATTCGTAGTCTTCGCGAATAATATCACGTAAACGGTGTTGTCCTATTCCAAATATTTCTGCTGCTTCTGCAACTGATAGTAAGAGCTTTTCCGTCATTTAGTCATCACCTCCATACTCGCCAATATAGCAAATATAAAAGTAACCTGTGTACGGTATTACTGCTCTTCCATCTTCATTGCTTTTACTGCGGACTCAATAAGAATATCAATTTGTTCGTCCGTAAGAGCTATGTTTTTAGCCGTCAATAATTCTTTCAAGAACTCCGTAACATAAGTCTTTTTGTCAGCTCCAGTTGAAGTTTGTAGCGTCTGTTGAGCTGTGAGCACAGCGTACTTCGCCCATTTTTCGGCTGTTGCTAGTTTTTCAGCACCAATTTTTTCTTTGATTAATGGCACTACATAGCGTGTAATAATCATAATTAATATTACAAGCAACAAATTGATAATACTAAATATAACATTATTCATTCTCATTGTCCTCACTTTCATTGTTTTCATTTTTGAGTTTAAGTCGTTTAATTATTGCACATAAGACAGTTTCCCCACCAAAAACACTAAAAAAACAGGTTATGAGAGTGGATTGCTCAACACCTGTTACAGCTGTAATTATGGATTGTATTATGGTAAATATAATAATCGAAGCAAAAGAGAAAATCAGATACTTATCCAACCCTCGGATTTCCTCATTTTCATCTTTGGTTTTATCTATCTTCATCGCTTTTCCCTTTCGCTTTGATGATGTTCTCGTATTGGTAATTTGTCGACTTCTTTCATTATTCGTTCTGCTGAACCGTTACCACCAAGTTTTTTATACGGTTTATACAAATAATCATTCAAGTTCTCGTATTCGTCTCTGGTTATATATGCTTCATTGTTACTATCACGACGTTCGAGGTAATACATACCTAGATACTGTATTCTATCATGACCTAATCCAATAAGCATTTCTGTTTTTGCACCCTTATTCTCATTTCTCTTCATCAAGTACGCCCATAGTCCGGAAGATGCTAGAACAGAGCTAAAAATGGTTAGTAATATTTGAATCCATGAATCCATAATTACCCTCCTTACTATGCACACAATAAAGACCTATCAGATATAATCATCTTTTTATTGACTATGGTGATTTTCTTGTCAAATAAGTCTTCATACAGATGTATTAATTTTTGTCTTTGAATTTTGGATAGAAGTTTATAGTATGCCCCCATCCAACTTCGAAATGTGTTTTCCACATTTTCATAAAGAATTTCTCCAGTATTGACTTTTAAAGCAAGTTTCTTTAACTTTCTCATCATTGAAGTAACTCGTTTTGGATTGATTCTTTTTATTATTTTACCGTTATCAGTAAGTGAATATTTTATTTGAAGAAATTTATACGTTCCGGAGATTTTAACTATCCTGGTTTTCTTGAAATTTATATGTATTCCAAATTCTTTGGCTATTTCAATAATATCCCTTAGTAAGTCTCTAAGTTCTTCTTTGTTTGGGCTCATAATATACCAATCATCCATATACCTTCCATAAAATTTTTGACTTTTTACATACTTGACGTAATTGTCAATACGATATGGGTAATATATACCAATAATTTGAGATAACTGGTCTCCTATGTTTACCGATTTTTCTAACCATTTCTCACCAGTAAGCTTCTCTTTTGAAATGTTTCGATAATTGAGTTTGTTGAAAATATTAGTCATACAGTTTTCAAACTCTTCGTCTGACATATATGATACATCAATCTTAAAGCCTTCAAATATAATAGTTAAAAGCCAATCAATGAACTCGTCATCATCAAATAGCTTCAATAATTCTCGTTTGGCTATCTCATGAATTATGTTATCATAAAATTTAGAGAAATCACCAAACAATATCCAGCCTTCGTTACCATATAACCTATAATATTTGTGAAGGTGGACTTCAAATCTTTTCCTTTGTAGTGAAATGCCTCTACCTTTTATCGAAGCACAATTATCATAAATAATATGTTTCTTTACTTCTGGCATAAGCACTTCATCGCACAAGACATGGCGAACAATTCTGTCACGAATTTGATTACTTGTAATAGCTCTAGTGCGACCTCTTTCTTGTAATTCAAACTCTTGTGTCGGACCAGTTGTATAGGTTCTATTTATAAGGTCGTCTTGTATTTCGAAAATATAATACAGAAAATTGGTCATAAATTTCTGCACTAATTCTTTCCATTTGCTATTTTTAATTGAGGATTTATATGCCTTGTATAAATTGTTGGCGTCACAGATAATCTCCTCATAATCCATGAACTAATATATTCACCGTTATAACAATACTTACCGTAGTAAATTGCTTTAGGTCTTGTCATTTATCCTTTTGATAAGGAATGGACGACATCTCCTTCTTCATTGGTTAGTTGAAGAATCAAGGACGAACCCCATTAGAGTTCGACGCGTTGTTGTAGTTCGCATTGCCATTGTTGTTGACATTGGCGAAGTTAGTCGAAGAAACAACGCAATTAACAGATGTCGCCCTGTTTTTGAATTTGTGATTTAAATCTGTTATCATGTTGACGCCAACTTTTTATCAATCCGATTTCTCGGTTGATAGCTTTGATATATCTACTGTATAGATTTATATCTACATCGAATGTTTCAACTATAAGTTGGAGTTCATTTGTAAGTTGTTCACAATTTGCAATTGCCACATTTTGATAATCTCTTCTAATCTCATATTCGTGCAATGAGGTTGGGTATAAGGAATTAGCAGCTCGTACATTATTTACTAGAGAATTTGCCAAGTTATCGATACGTTTTTTAAAACTAGCCATAAGATACCTATATCTAGAAAAGTTTTCCGTAGCATCTTTTCCATAAGCATATCTGATTTGTACTACATGCTCTAAATCCTTAACCCCAAAATCACGTAACATGAAATCCATCAGCATATTGTGTAATTCTACCGAATATGTTATCGCCTCAAATTTTGATTCTTTACGCTTTGAAGCTACAACGCTCATGCTTCGTATTTCTGACCTACAATTTCCTCATATTCTTCTGCTGTAATCCAATTCTTTTCTACGGCATTCTTGACACGAGCCTCATTCCACACTCTTTCTCCTTTGTATATGGTTGTATAGTATGACTTAACTTTGTCAAAATTCTTGCTATGACTCATGGTGATCTCCTTTCCTCTATAATTCTACATCACACATAAGAGCAATGTATTCGATGTCTGATCTATTTTTTATTGCTTCCAGCTCAGCTTCTGTTAAATCTCTAAGGGCAAACCAATAGTTATCTCCCATTTTAGTGATATGTACCAGTTCCATTGCATTGTGAGTCTCCTCATTTTCTCCGTCTGAAATGATTACTGGTGAACAATTGTCTGCGAAAATACTTTTATCTATTTCCACAGATGAAATATAATTGTTTCCGTTCAACGAAAGGTCATCTATGACTATTCCGTTAGCAAGGGTGATTTTATAGATTTTATCGTCCATATTGTTTTTCTCCTCCATATTTTTTATAATATAACTTTCCGTAACCTACATACTGAAAATATAAAAAGGGGGCACAAGGCCCCTAGATTAACTAACCAATAGGAGCATAAGGACGAACCCCACGAGAGCCCGACGCGTCGGTGAAGGCCGCATTGCCATTGCCGTTGACACTGGCGAAGTATGGCGAAGAAACAACGTCTCTTAACCAAAATGCAGCTCGCTGGTTGATTTTAGTAATATCCATCTGGAATAGTGCCAACTGTTGTTTACCTACAGTATGTAGAGAAGGAACTTTAGAACCATCACTATGAGGTGTAAATATGGTAGTACCGTAAACCATTATCTCATTCATTAGCTCTACTGTCGAATCAAACCATGCAGTTGCCGATGGTCTTCCATCAGTAACTGCATTTGTTAAATTTTCTCTATGAGTTAATATCATATCGCCAAATGCATTGGTAAATGCTGTCTTAGCATCTTCTAGATTCTCAGTATACATTTTAGAACCTGTGTATCCGCCTTCTGTAGTATTTGTCTCGTTCATCTGAGCACTATACAAAGAACCATCTGGTACAATTACAAGATGATGCTTTGTAAGAGCTGTATCTCCGCAGTTGTAGAAGTAATCTATATCTGCGATTCTCCAGTTTTTACCGTTAATAACCCAATAGTCACCGATGAATAAATCGTCGAATGTTCCATTTTGGATTGCTGTTTTCTGTGCAGATGTTACACTTGTACCTAAATTCTTACCTCTATAGGTATTTCTGTGATTCATTGCTGATACTAATCCTGCAAACTCTACCGCTGCATTTGCTGCTGTAATAGTTTTAGTTCCTTTAGTTCCATCTTTTAATAATACGTCGCCAGAATCAAATCTGGTAGCTGATGGGTATTCAGTTATTTTAGCCATTGTTGTTTCCCTCCTTATTGGTCTTACTTAATTCAGCTTTAACTTGTTGTCTTAGTGACATTGGTACGTCGTTTATAGTTTTTCGTCCCTCTAAAATAAGCTTACAATATAAACTAACCATACGACATTCACCTCCTTATTTATTTATAAGTTCATATATGTCAGCAATTGCTTCCATTATAATAGTCATATTATCGTTATTTGCTATATGGGATGGCGAGGTTAAATTATTTACATAATCATCGTAAACTTTTTTCGATATTATACGGCTTTCACACATATATCCTTGTCCACTATCAATAACATTACGTCTTTGAATATAACTATCTGGATTTAGTTGTTCGAACTCTTGTGGATAATCGCTGCACATTTCTTCATGCCATTCGGTATTCATTTTGAAATCCCCCTTTACGATGGTGTATAGCCGACTGGTGGCAATAACAAGATAGCTGCACCGCCAGTAGCTCTCTTATCAGTATCTGCATAGTAGAAACTTACATTAGCTGGTCCATCGACCATGTTACCGTTATAGTATCCTAATGTTCTAGATACACGCGTTCCGCTAGCATAGCCTTGCGGATAACCATCGCATAATCCAGTAGAAGTCGAGCCTGTACTAGCCTGTTTTGGAATTGAACCCAAATTAGTGCCCATCTTTGTCATATGAGTAGGGTATGTCCACGCACCATTGCTATTGGTGGTTATTGCAATGCCTGTATCTGTGTATTTGGCCGCTTCTAAGCTGTATTGATAGTATGGATTTGCATACATTTTACCTGCTATTAGTATTGTATATGGATCTCTCAGAGCAACCTGGTAGCTTCCTAATACCTGCGAATGGAAATATTTGTTCATTACATTCTTTGTATTAGTGCCCTTCCATCCTTGAACATTACCATTAGGAACCGCTGCATTAGCCAATATACTACTATTAGATCTACCGTTCCCAGCATATAACTGAATATCTGTTGTTTTGAACAGCATGTACTCTAAATCTCTTAACACCCTTAATATTGGTCCGCCTAAGAACACAGCTCGTTCACTGAAAGCATCTATCAAAGCCTTTTCCTCGGCACACGTATGGTTTGATATAGGTGTTGTGCCAGATACAATAGATGTTCCGTTAGCATCCATATAGCCCATAGGCAGCCATATACCTTCAAGTTCATTCTCATCGAAATCATAGAAGCCCACAGGACTAAAACCGTCAGCTGCTTTGTCCGCAAATTGTACTTCTCGACTATTTCCGTCACTGCTATATGTTTCTTTCATATAGATTTTATTAATCCAAGCGAATGCTCCACCATTATAAAAAATATTTGAATAATCAGATGCTTCCCCTGTTTTCTTTTTAGAATAGTCGCTTGGATTGAGTGCATAATCGATTTTACCATTACGTTTCACCATGTAAGGATAATTCTTCAAGACCGTTTGTAAAAAGCTTAACCAACTACCAGCGGTTGCTGTATCTTGGCCTTCGTTCGTCATCATTTTAGTATAGGAACTATTTTGAAAACCAGAAGGATAAGTTATTGTAGTTAATGGATTTTTATCACTAAAGTTTTGATTAAAAGCCCAGTATTTAACAGTGGCAGGCATAGCACTAATTATGTTAGCTTGATTGAAGTTATATACGCCATGATCACTGTAAGGAAAAAATCCATAATAATAAGTTGTACCGTTAGATACATTTGAATCGATGAACGACGTTGGATTGCTACTCTCCACATCCCGCAAAACCGTTCCATCTTCTGGACCTATGGGTGCGGAACCTGTTTTCTTGATAATTCTAACACCCTTTACGGTACAGATTAGTTGTCCGTCTATGTATGTATCTTCGGGTAATTTGCATTTTATAGTAACGCTTTTATTACCAGGTGTAGCGTAGAAATATGTCATATTACGAGGTGGAATCCCGCTAACCAATGCATCTTCTACACCATTAAGTATTTTCTTTATTGCATATTTTGTCTCGTCCCAATTATTTACCATTTATGTTCACCTACTTTCCTTTACGAATATACGTTGTATCAATGCGATCACCAGTACTTGTTGGTGTCATTGTCGTGGTACGAATATAATTATAGTTTCCAATTTTAGGAACTATAGTTGTATTAATGATGTCTTCATATTCGCTAGTCAAATCGTTACCGCTGCTATCCTGCATACTTGAATTGCTGCTGTCACTTAACTCCGCTGTGTAGAAAATGGTAGTTATAGTAGCTTCGTCTGAAGTAGTTACTATGGTATCAGTTGTATCGTCGATTACCGTGCTCGTATTAATCAATCCATAGTAATAATTAAATTCTTTTTCAGTTAGTTCATCTATTTCATTTTGAAGTTTACCAGCGGTATTATTATCTAGAACATCTTTAACCTTTGCAAACCATTCGTCAAATTCAGTATTAGATGACGTTTCAAACGAAGTCATTTCATTCTTAAACTTATTGTAGAAATTTGTAAAGTCTGCCTCTTGATTATTTATCCAATCAGTCGCATTATCTTCATAATCTACCATAAACTGCTTCCACTGACTTTGCCACTGTAATATGAGCGAGTCAGTATCCACTGTTTCTATAACTCCAGTTACGAAAGGACATTCAGATGTTCCAACCATATTGGTAATATCTTCTTGCCTAATTACATCATTATTGGCTCTTCTATATACATAGCATAATGGATACTGAAAATGGTCTGTAGTTGATAACATACTCGGACGTGATGGACTAGAGGCCGCTGCTCCAGTAACCCACATAATACTATTTTCTCTATATGCTTCATTACGATTTATATCAATAACAACTGCATCAATGCGTGGTAATATTGCATTGGATGGCTCAGCACCGCTTAGTATTGTATCTGCATCGTTGTAATTCCACGTATGATTAAACCATGCTCGTCCAGACTGTACAATTATGGAGTTTTTGAGACTACTTGCCTTTACAATAAAAGAATTGCCAATTGTAGCATAAACTCCATCAGATATTATACCGTCGAATATCATGGATAGTTGAGTAGCATTATATGTTCGGTCATGATTCAATGAATCATAAAAACCATAAGAGAATGCCATGTCTTAACATCTCCTTTCTTTAAGTGTTTTCTTCTTCATCTTCGATAACTTCTAGTGTTGGGTATGTTTTAGTCCCATCAGAATCATCCGAATATATAAATTCTGTAATTCTAACTCTAGATTCTATACCATACTCGTTCTCCATCTGGCATATATCCCCCATAAAGAAGTCTTTATTGTATTGATACAATTGAGTAGATTCAATCTCCCCTTCAAATGTTTTTGTGATTTTATAGTCTATTAGCTTCTCATTACCTCTTTGAGTTAGTTTGGCATAATAATCTTTAGTCGAACTACTATCAGTTGATTGTAAATCTCTGGCGTCAACATAGAGTTCTCTTCTATTTAATCCAGAAGAATCCGTATTGCCAACAGTTATTGATTTGCGTGCTGTACCCTCTCCCTCGCCAGCAACCAATGCTACATTCTTGTATTCTATACTGCTCTCGTTATAATTACTGTTAATAATATTTTCAAAATTTGGCGAGAATGTAACATACGGATTGGTCGTTTGATTATAGGACCTATCAGTTCCCGCATATAATCTAAATTCTAAGTCATTCTCGTTTGACAGAGTGATTTTGAATCCAATACCCGCGTTTTGGCATAAGGTCACAATCACATCATATAAATTGTCACCCGTATATTGGGCGTCAACAGTTAGCTCGGTAATACGCTCATCTGTACTCTCCACAAATATAAAATTACTTATCTTACGATTGGCATCTGTTGGATTTATAATTGCATTGTCCAGTAATTTATGTATTCCGTCTTGTAATTTTCCGCTTATAGAGGTTTGTTCCCATATAATTCTGCGTTTAAGTATACTTTCTAATGACTCTCCAGTTATGGTTAAATAGTTTCCCACCTCTACATCGTTTTCAATTTTAATATCTCCGATAATCATTTGATGCTCTGAATTTTCTTGCCATACATAATAATCTTTTTGCAATGTTTTGATAGTATCTGTGCTTGCTGTCGTGTAGATTTCAAAGTCACCACATTTATTAAATCGGTCATTCCATATAAGGGATTTGTATTTATCTATTACTTCGATGTTTTCAAATTTTTCGTTAAGAATCAACAAATCCATGATTACACCCCTTCGTATATTGTTTTATTTGAAATACTAAATTGTAGATTTGACAAACCAGCTTCTGCGACATACGCAAATACGTTGTCACCTTTTGAAAGCTGAAACCAACTGATTGGTCTACTTAATGCATTGAGAATGTTGATAGTCTCACCATATCGTAATAATGTTATGCTCTTTTTCCCTCGCGCTGTATTTATAGTTATGTCGTCACCAGCCTGTATAGAAGAACCAGTTAACGCCGTAAGTTTATCATCATCAATAGCCATAGATTCGCGAGTAATTGTGTTGTAGATAGTTAAACCTTTAGCTTCACCACTGGCATGTATGTAGATGGTAATACCTGTTTCATCGTCACCGTTGTAGGTGATAATTCCCATTGTTTGATTCTCTATACTACCAAATTCAATATTATTATGTTCGTAGTTGTAGCCCACTAATGTGTCTCCACTGCTGTCATAAATATCATTTTTATTATAATCTTGAACATTTTCTATGCCTATGCTGCTAACGGTATCCAAATCGTTCTCAAATGGAAATTCAAATATAGGTTCAGTTCCATAAAATTTTAGAAGATTTTCACTGTCACTTCCAGACGAATAGAAATACGGATCGGGACAAAGTATAGAGATTTTGCATCCTTCCTCGTCACTAAATATGTCTGGTTCGTTTGATTCCACTCGTCCCGTTGTTTCGCAAATTCTATTGTCAGTCTCAATTTCAAAAGTTATATTTTGCTTAACTGGGAAGTATTTGTATGTTAACAAACGAATGTCTTCGATTGAATCGTAATTGTCGTCTAAAAATTGTAAAGTAAGTACTATATTACGGTAGTTTAAACGTACCGAATTATCAATTGCACCATCATTTGTCGCTAATTCTGTAAAATTAACGGTAGCCTTAGAAGGTCCTAGACCATCTATGCTTTTCACCAAAAAGCCAGATGACCAAGGATCTGCTAAATCGAGGCGAATAGATTCACCAAGATTATTAGTAATAGTTATTGCTTTAATCATTGTTAACTAGTCGCCTCCTTAAATTGTGCAAACTGATTTCTAGTTTGGCGATAGATTTCAATTCTAGACAATGCCTTTGGAGAGGTATTATTCTGTATAAAATTGTATGTATTGCCAGTGCTTGTTGTTCCACCTTCATTTTGATTTTGTTCATAAGTTTTATCATTATTTGCCTGAGCCTGAGCTATACTTGCTGCTAAACCGAATGAAGTTTGAGAGCCATTTAACAAATCATTAATATTGCTAACCCCAGCAGTAACATTGGTCAAATCCAGTATAGGTCTGATGGTAGGCTGAACGTCCATGTTTGAATCGACATATTCTGATATGTAGTTAATAACGTTTCGCAATCCATCAATAGCGCTATTAGCCATTTTCTCGCTGATATTGTATGCTTTTGAAATATTGTTTCCAATACCATTCACAAAGCCTATTCCATAAAAGTCACCTGTTGAATAGCCAACTTTTGATGGAGAATTTACATCCAATGCTTTGTTAGCTGCATCTGATGCTGCTTTTGCCATTTCGGCTGCTTTATTAGCTGCTAGTTGAATATTATCGCTTATTCCGTTTGCAAAGCCTGCAACAAGATATGCTCCTGTATTATAGAACTCACTATAATATTTCGTACGTATAGTTGATACTGACTCTGCTAACATGTTACTTAACTTTGATAACAGGTATGTTTGTTTTTCCAACATTCCTGATGCTATTTTAGTAGTAATGGAATGTCCTGCGGTTGTAAACTCTTTGTATTTATCGGTAATAGCTTTAATGCACGCTTCAATTATTGTGTTCATTGTCGATACAACCTCTGGCTGTTTCTTTGTCATGCCGTTAATCGCATAAGTCAACGTTCCGCAAATAGCATTAGAAATATTTTCGTTTGCGTTTGTAAACTCAGCAACAAAATCAGATATTGTGTTTTTAGCTATTGTCGTAAGTGCCTCTCCGAAACCGCTTACAGCTGATGAATCAACCGTTTCAATATCCTTAGCTACTGCAACAAGCTTTTTAAGTTCCTCTACCGCTGTAGATACTGTATCAACCTCTACATCTTTAATTCTGTCATAGAAGGTAGCGAAATATTGACCAAACGCAGATAAATCATTGCCGAAGCTAGAAAGTGTTGTGTCATCCGAGAACCATCCACCAGACTTCGGGAGACTATTTTGCAATTCTATAATCGATGATGCTGCACTAGCTGTAGCGGTAACTACTCCCGAATCAACGTCTTTCATGTAGTCAGAGTATTCTTTGAACTTCTCACCAAATACAATTAGACTCTCGCCAAATTCACCTATATTATTATCGCCTGTAAACCAACTAACGATTCCTCCAGTATTAGGAAGTGTATTGGCTAACTCAGCTACCGCCTGCCCAGCTATAGTAGAATTTTCAACTGCTTCTACACTAATTCCTTCGACTGCATCTGAATACTCTTTCATCGCAGTTCCAAACGGTACTAACTGTTTACTAAACTCTGCCATGTCGTTGTTTCCATCTGTAAGGAAAGTAAAGACGTTTCCAGTGTAAGGAATCGTATTAGCTAATTCAACAATGGCTTTTCCTGCTATAGTAGAATTTTCAACTGCTTCTACACTAATTCCTTCGACTGCATCTGAATACTCTTTCATCGCAGTTCCAAACGGTACTAACTGTTTACTAAAGGTATTCATATCTCTATCACCATTAAAGAATGATACCAAACCTCCAGAATATGGCACTGTTTTAGCTAATTCGATTATGGTACTTCCTGCTATAGCCGCCGTTGTAACTGCATCAACATCTAAGTCGGTTACTTCTTTAGAGAATCCCATAATAGCAGTTCCAAAAGGAACTAACTGTTTACTAAAGGTATTCATATCTTGATTACCGTCAAGAAAAGTAACCAATCCGCCAGTGTAAGGAATTGTTTTAGCTAATTCTATCAAAGTTGTTCCAGCCGTAACTGCCTTATCAATAGCCGAGTTGTCCAAATCAGTTACTTCATCTGCAAAATCTTTAATAGCCGTTCCAAATGCTGTCAATCCTTCACTAAATTTTTTCATATCGTTATCGCCAGTTAGCATAGATATCAGTCCGCCAGTATACGGTATTGTATTTGCTAATTCGATTAACGTCTCTCCAACGGTAACAGCTCTGTTTACTACTGATGGACGTAAATCTGTTACTTCATTTGCAAAATTCATTATTGCTCTGCCAAATTCAGTAAGTCTTGTTCCAACTGTCGCTACATCCATAGTTCCATTGAAGAAGCCAAATAAACCGCCTGATTCTGGTATTGTATTTGCTAATTCAATTAGTGCCTCACCTGCAATAATTGCTTTATTTACAACCGATGGACGTAAATCTGTAACAGTATTAGCAAAATCTGTAATAGTTTCTCCTAGAATGACCAATGTATCATGCAATGATGAAACATCGATAACATTGTTTATGAAGTCCATCAACCCTTCTGTAGATGGTATTGTATTTGCTAATTCCACAAGGGCTTGACCTGCTACAGTTGAGTTCATAATAGCCTCAGAATTAATACCATCAATAGAATCTGAGTATTCTTTCATTGCTTCACCAAAAGGAACTAGTTGTTTGGCGAACGTCTTCATATCGTTATCACCTGTAAACCAACTGTTTATTCCACCAGTGTCGGGTAGTGCTGTTGCTAATTCTGCAATTGCCAGTCCAGCTGTAGCTGAGTTAGTTACTGATTCAATGTTCATTCCGTCAATTGCATCAGAATATTCCTTCATAGCTTTGCCAAAAGGCACTAGTTGCTTAGCAAAATCGTCCATGTCATTATTGCCAGTGAACCAACTCACTACGCCACCACTATTAGGAAGTGATGATGCCAATTCAGATAATGCAGTTCCAACCGTTGCTGACTCAACTATTGCATCGGTGTTTATCCCAGATATAGAATGAGAATACTTACGCATAGCTTTGCCAAAAGAAACAAGTTGTTCTCCAAACGTTTCCATATCGTTGTTGCCAGTGAACCAACTCACTACGCCACCACTATTTGGTAACGTTTCTGCCATTTCAGCTATAGATTTACCAGCTATTGATGCATTTTCAATAGTGCTCGCATCTAATCCGTTTACTGCTTCAGCAAAACCCATCATCGCTTCACCAAATGGAACTAGTTGGTCAGCAAAGTCTTTCATGTCATTATTACCTGTAAACCAGCTTACTACTCCTCCGCTATTTGGTAACGTAGTCGCCATCTCTGCTAGAGCAAGACCTGCATTTGCTGCATTTGTTACAAGTTCGCTATCGAGTCCGGATACTGAATCAGAAAATTCGCTCATAGCTTGTCCGAAAGGAACTAACTGTTCGCCGAAATCTGCTAATGACGAACCACCTGTCAGCCATGAAGATAATCCGTTTAATATTTCAGCCTTGGTCAGTATCAATATTGTTTCGGCTAGAGCATTTACACCATCTAACATATCAGCATTAATAGATGCAGCTCCGTCTATAAACGGTGATAAAGTTACCATAAACTCAGATAAATCGGCTCCAATTTGAGGAAGCTGGCTAGAAATACCGCTTGCAATTCCACCTACTATACCACCTACAAATTTACCCAAAGCTGTTCCTATTGATTGTAAAAAGTCACCACCTTCATTAATTAGCCATTCAAGTCCTGGTATTTGTGCTAATGCTCCGATTGCTGCTAGTACTAAACCTAATTCTGCTATAACCAATCCCATACCAGCTATACCAATCATGGCCTCAGGTACAAGTGTTGCTATAGCGCCGAGTGCTACCATTAAAGCTGCGATTAGTCCAATTCCAGCTATTCCTTCTATCAGAACAGTCGTATCAATTCCATTAAGAGCTTCTACTATTCCAGAAAAGAACGCCATAAATACATCTACTGCTGCCTGTATTAATTCTGGAAGTCTTGTGGCAACAACATCGAGAATCCCTATTACTAAAGAAATAATTCTGTCTACAATATCTGGTAAGTATGTAACTAAGGAATCTAATACAGCAAGAATTAGTTGCAAAGCCCCATCTGCTAATACTGGAACACATTCGACCAGTACATCTACAGCCGTCAAGACAACTGCCTTAATAGCTTCTCCAATTTGTCCAACAGAATCAATTATTGTTTGCAATATGGTATTTATTATTCCGCTTAACGACGATGTAAATATAGAAAGACTTCCTCCGAGTGCTGCTAAAGCTGTAGATGTTGCCAATAATCCTGCTCCAAATGCCAAAGTAGCGACACCTATAAGTGCCATTGCACCAGCCAATGCTAACATTAATGGTATAACTGGAGTTAGAACTGTGGCAGCAATACCCATTACAGCAAATGCCCCAGCTAGTGCGATTAATGCTGTTGCTACCTGCCCAATACTCATAGAACCTAAAGCTTTCAATGCAGGAGTTAATACAAGTATAGCAGTTGCCATTAATAACACTGAAGCAGCTACACCAGCCATGTTTACGCTACTGCATTTTGAAGCGGCAACCGAAAGTGCAGTTAAAGCAACACCCATGATTGCAGTTACGCCAGCTATTCCGACTAATCCCTTCTTTATTCCGTCCCAATCTTCATCAGCTATAGCTTTGAGCGAGATTGTTAACACCCCTATTGCTACAGCAAATGTAATTAAACCAGATACACTTCCATCTTTCCATTTGCCAGATGCTGCTTGTAGTGCCACCATGCAAATAGTCATAATCGCCGATATGCCAGCTAATCCAGTAAGTCCCTTCGCGATTCCATCCCAATCCTCATTAGCAATAAATTTAAATGAAATAGTCAGTAATCCTATAGCTATTGCAAAGGAAATTAATCCTTTAATACTTCCGTCTTTCCAATGACTAGATGACGCTTGCAATGCCACCATACAAATTGTCATTGTAGCAGCTATTCCAGCCAATCCGCTTAGTCCTTTAGCAATTCCGTCCCAATCCTCATTAGCAATAAATTTGAACGAAATAGTTAATAATCCGATTGCAATTGAAAAAGAGATTAATCCTTTAATACTTCCGTCTTTCCAATGACTAGATGCTGCTTGTAGTGCCACAATACACAAGGTCATTATAGCAGCTATTCCTGCCAAACCTGTTAATCCCTTCGCGATTCCGTTCCAATCTTCATTAGCGATGAATTTGAATGAAATGGTCAGTAGTCCTATAGTTATTGCAAATGTAATTAAACCACTAATACTACCATCAGACCAATGACTAGATGACGCTTGCAATGCCACCATGCATGAAGTTAGAATTACAGCAATTCCGCCTAAACCAGTTAAACCAACCGCTAATTGATTCCAATCTAAACTAGCTATGGATTTAAGAGATATAGCTAGTATTCCCATAGATACAGATATGGCAACTAATGATGCAATTGCCTTTGCAGGCACCTTTGTACCATCAGTTATCTTTGTGAATGCTGCCATAGCTGCCATTAATTCACCGAACACTACAGTCATTGCTAAGACTGCACCTGCAAGTTTTTCGGAATCTACTAATGACAATGCAACCAAAGATGCTGCTAATATACCTATAGCAACTGCAATATTTATAAGTGTTTTAGATTTTAGATTATTCTGATATGCTTTTAAACAATCTTGAACCCCTTCTAATACTTCATTAACATTACCTACAACATTCTTTAGTTCCTCTCCAACGCCAGCAATCGATTTAGGAATTGAAGCAGCATTATTAGCAAATCTTGCAATGCCAACACCAATTGATGTTAGTATGCCACTCTGTACCAGACTAACGAGTTTATCAAACCCTTCACTGCTAAAGACCGATGCTAAAGCACTTACTAATTTAGTGAATCCATTTGCTATAGAACTAGTTACAGAAGATAAATCTGGTATTTTACCTTTAAAACTTTGAATTACTTCTCCTAATTTTTCTATTAACCAATCAAATATCTCCCCTGCGGTTATAGTTTTATCTTTGATTTTATTGACAAAAGAAGTCAGTCCACTAGTGTCAATGTCCTTTAATCCGCCAATGGTATTTTTAATCTTATCAACTACACTATTAAAAATGTCTCCGATATTGCCGAAAATATCATCTAATGATACTCCAGTAAGCTTTTGCACCACTTCATCAATTTTAGCTGGTATAGCTTGTATAAACTCAACAACACCCTGTACACCTTTCTTAAAGACGTCATTCTCTTTAAGATACTCGTCTAATGCTACTATCCAATCGCTGAAACTAGAAGTAACACCTAAAACACCATCGCCAATTCCAGGGAGTAAACTCAGCAATGGTTTTAATCCGCCAAATAAAGCTGAAACAGCTTGTTTTACAATGTCTAAAGCAGCAAATAATCCCTTAAAAGTTCGTTTAAGCTTATCGCTGGTTTCATCATTGAGCTTTAATTTTTCTGTAAACTCTTTTATAGCTTTGGTAATATTTGCTAATCTCTTTCCAGCTTTTTCGAGATATTCGTCTGCGGTTGTATCTGATGTGCCTCTAAATATTTCATTAAACGCTTCTTTTATTGGTGTTACAACCGCACTAGCAGCTTCCCAAAGATTCCAAAATGCTTCGATTAAGTCATCTCTTCCGCCTTCATCTTTCCAGACTGCTAGGATACCATTTCTAACCTCGCTCGAAGCAGCAAATACATCCCATAGTGCATTAGCCAAGTCAGTCCATAATACCTTGGCTTCCTCGTAATTTCCAAATATAGTATCGAAAGTTGTCATCCAACCAGTTGATACCGCGTCCTTGGTGGCATCTATGGCTTCACTAAATGTTTTAGCTTCCTGAGCTGCTTTAAATGATGCCAATCCTAATTCGTATTCTTCGCCACTTAATTCTTCAAACAACGGTATCAAATCGCTTGCTTTTATGCCTACATCTGATGCAATATCATTTATAGTCTTTGTTCCTTTTTCGTAGTCATTCATACCAGATAAGAACTGTGAAGCCGTTGTGCCATATTCATCACAAATCTCACTTAGTCTTACAGATGCCGCACCATATTCATTAAGAGTTGCCATCAATACGTCTGATGTAAACCATTTATCTTTGGTTAAAGCCGAATTAAAATCTGTTAAACTTACAGTTGAACCTGCTGTTGTTTCCCAAAGTCCTTCTTCAACTTTAGTCAATGTACCTAGTTCCACTGCTGTATCTATTGCTGTCTGCTTAAACTCTTGTGTCGCCATATTAGCGTTTTCGATAGATTTCCAATCAACAAGAGTAACAGCACCAACTGACATAGCTTGTGCCAAATTGTACATCGCTCTACTCGCTTCGTTAGTACTCTGACCAGACTTAGCAGCCCAAGTTGAAATACCTTGCATGGCTTGTACGGCATCAGTTAAGGCTACTCCATTAGAGGTAAATTTACCAATATTGCTTGTCATATCGGTAAAACTATATGAGGTTTCATCTGAGAACCAGTTAAGTTTCTCCAACTGGTCAGTTACAAATTCCATCTGTGTTCCTGTGAAACCAATAGCTTCTGCATTCTCTTCCCATGTATTGGCTGTTGCTGACATGATTGTCTGAACGGCCGTTGTTTTCTCAGCATACTTTTCCCAACCTGCTGAAATCTGGTCTATACTCAACGAAGAAACCAACTGTTTTCCTGTATTAATTGCAGAATTTGTAATGTTTGCAAGGGCAGTTACAGCTATGACTTCAAATGCCGAAAATTTAGCATGTACAGTCTCTACAGCCTCTCCTAAACCAGACAAATCAACTTTGTTAGCTGCGGAATCAATCTCACTAAAGCTTTCTGCTGAGCCGGTGAAATCAAGACTCTTCTTTAATTTGTCAAGAGTGGACAAACTTGTTTGAACACCACTTTCAAACTGTTTGTTGTCGAATTGCATTTGTACAACTCGCTCATCAACTGTCTTACTCATAGTCCTGTAACCTCCTTCCAAGCATTTTCTGCAATCTTATCAAAAAGAGGCTGTATCGCAGGGTTGATGTAATCTCTTCCCTGGACATAGCCTCCATTTCCTGTAGCATGACCATATTGTAATATTATTGCTATTGGTACACCATTTTGAATATTTGTGTTACTGAATGAAATTGCAACTCTATCGGAGCTACGTTCTATTTCGTATTTCCACGAACTTGCTGTCGTTCCAGTATCTACAGGTGTCGCAGACGCAAGAGCGGCAACTCCCTCTCGACCGTATTTGTCAAGATCACCGATTTTTACCACTTCTTTAAGTTGTTCAAAGTATCGATTAAGTTTCGAAAAGTCGCCCTTTTGTCTTATAGTAATCATCTGTTGCCTCCATGTCGTTAAGGTACTCTGCCACCCAGTTTTACAATCATCTCAAGATTCTGATAGGCTGTTCCTGTGTAATTTGCAATTCCAAGTTTAGTTGCAAGTGTCTTTCTGTAAGCGAAAGAAGAATCATATCCCTTACTGTTTAAAGCCGCTGCAATTGACGTACCGACGTAACCTGTCAAATCTGGAAGTACATCTTTTACATTTGGACTGGATTTGATGTAGAACTCATCCATATCAACTTTTCCAGTTATACCGTCTACATTTCCTTCCGAACTATACTGCCATCCAACATATGAGCCTTGATAAGTACACTTTGTATTGTATTGTGCAACCCATTTATCCCATTTATTAAATCTGGCATCCGTTAAAATACTAGTAAACCAATATTTGTTAGCATATATTCCAACGTTGTACCCTGCGGCAGTTATTGCATTACAAAATGTTTCCGCCATGTCAGCTATAACTGTTTTGGAACATTTTCCAGTTGTGCCAGCATCCTCTAAATCGTAGAATACTGGATAATCAATACTTTTATCTTTTAGTAATCGTATAACATGTTGTGCTTCACTAGCAGCCATGCTTACGCTTGTAGCATAACTATATAGATAGACTCCCACTTTAATTCCAACACGTTTTGCCTCGCTGTAGTTTCGCTCAAACTGTTTATCATCATTAGATGTTCTATCTGAACCAAAACCACATCTGATTATAGCCACATCGATTCCAGCTTTTTTAACTTTATCCCAGCTAATAATTCCCTGATGTTTCGAAACGTCAATTCCTTTATAATTCATATATGTCACCTTTTCTTTTTCTAACCTTTTGAATTTAGTAGTTTGCGGTTAGCCGCATTAATTTCGGAATACCGCTTTGCCAATTGTCTTTGATTCTGCTTCTTTGGTGGTTTGTTTTTACTATTGCAAATTCGTATTAAAGTGAGAAGTCTATTAAGATGCCATTTTTGACACTCGAACGGAATGTTCAATGTTATCATCCAATAATAAATCAATTCGGAAGTTATTCTACTATTATTGCTTTTCTTTTTTGTATTTTCATTAGAATCAATACCTCCTGCTTTGCTAGCGGTCATTGGATCATCTATATATTGTTTTACTTTATTAATATTGTCAGTAGTAATACGCTCGTATACTTCTGAATCAACATTCTGTGTGAGTGTCATGCATCTAATGTAATCTATTGTTTCTTCATCTGTCTTATGTTCATTCGACAAAAATGCCTTATGCCATTTAGATTCCCATTTTGAAACTGAAACGAGAGAATGCTCCAAAATCAAAGTCTGTTCCTTTTTGTAGATAAACCGTTCATGAACCTCGTCCCATTGTTCGGTTGCTGGTATAGTTATTGGAAGCATTATTAATATTCACCTCGTCTATTTAACAGCTATTAAACCAGATGTGTCATTCGTTGTTTGCTGTAACTGTTGTTTCTTTACGTCTGCTGGCATTATTCCATTAACAAAAGCCGTAGCTGCCTTCGCATCCGTTGCTAACTCCATAAATAGCTGTGAATAAGCTTCTGTTGATGCAAATCGCTTAGAAATCTCGTCAGACTTGTCAAAATATTTTCCGTCCAACGATTTCTCGCCATAGGCTTTCAGTATAAGCTCCTTAAAGATTTTAATAATTTCTGCACCGTCTTGTGCTGCAATAATGTCCTTAATCATTTGTTCGTAACCGCCGTTTACGCTTAAAGACATTACGGTTGCCTCTGCTTTGGATAAATTAAAGTAGAAGTCCTCTGTTCTTTCGTTTCCATTGTAATCTGTATAGGTTATTGTTCTCTTAAACATCTTATCGTAATCTCCTTTCGATTAATAAAAATAGTGGACCACTAATGAATCAAATCTCAGTAGTCCACTAAAATGTTTATGTGCTGAATTAGGTTAGCCTATTTATTGAATATGTATTCAGAGCTTTCGATCTTTTCATCTTCACTATCGTGAATGATATATTTGTCATTAGCTTGAAGGTATTCCATATCTAGGCTGCTTCGAAAAAATTTGCAACCTCATCTGGAAGAGGTAATCTTGCTTCAGTTTTGTCGTTACCATAAAGAATCTCCTCAAATGCAGCAAGTTTATCGGCGTCAACTTTTGTTGAGTCTATTTCAAGATGTGATGTTGGCTTCATCCCAGCAACTGAAACCTTGGTTGTTGTGAACTCCCATGACAGAGTCATTATGTTTGGAGAATCGTTCTCAGTTTCATAATCTTTCTGAGATGCTGAAGCTAATGCACCATATACAAGATGAATAGAATAGCCATAATCGAATCCATCTTCATCATTACCCTTCTTTGTGACGTAAGATAAACCAAACTTACTACGCTTTTGCTGATGGATCTTAACACCTGGAGACAGTTCGTCAGTTCCATTACAAGGTCCAAACTCATCCGGATATGAGTAAGCTTCAATTGTTCCACCGAACTCTTCATCTGACATAATAGATGCATATTTTCGGTTATCAGCCCAAAAATCAGAAGGCTCAGCTCCTGATGGACTCTCTGTTACTTTAGAAAGTCCATTCCAAGCAACGCCAGTTATGTACTTTCCGCTGTTGTAGGGATATAATACTCCCTTTTCCACGCCGTTTTCAAACGTGCGTTCACCGTCTTGGTCCCACTCTAATTTAGACATATTTTGTCCTCCTTTTAATAATAAATTGTAAATACGAAATGATGCAGATTGTCAGCTTTGTAATGTCTATCAAATGAAATGGTTGGGAGAGTCAATAGACGTTCTACATACGAACTATCTGGATCTTTATCGATTAATGTTACTGAATAGCGTCTTGTTGAAACGTATGTTTTGTTATTGGCATAGTTACTAGCTATACCCTCTAATTCATACAAAATAGCTGGATACTTCATCTCCGAAGTAGGTGCTTGAAAATAAGCTCTACATTCTAAACCCGAAATAGGACACTCTAAAATGTTGCACAATGTTTTATGAAGTTTTGGTCGCCTATCACTCATTATAAACACCTCCAATGGTCAATATCAAACGAGGGTATTGCAATTCCACGTTTGTAATTTTCCATTTAGCACCCATGTACTCAACGTAACGCATTTTATGGAAATTCTTACGAGCAAATGGATTGGCTACAATACTAAGCTCATTAGAAATATTAATACTGTCGGGCAGCGTTTCGGAAGTTTGTGTGTGGCTTGTATTTCTAGTCCAATCACCGAAGTAGTTATAAGCCACTATCGAATCATCCCATACACCTGGTCTAATTTCCGTATTCACTGCAAAGCCAATCCGTCCATAAAATTTGCTCATTTTGAATTTTCTCCTTTATTTGCTTCTATTTAAGCTCCAATCTCGTCTTCATCGTCTGATACAACAGAAGTCTCTGTAACGTCTTCCTCGATAGCGATTGCAGAGTATACTCTTGTCAATGCACCAGAGCATCTTGTTTCAAGCAATGATTTCTCCTGATTGAAATCAATGTCGAACTGTGTGAAGTGTGTAATCTCGCCACCCTTGGTAGAACCCAGTGAGTAATCAGCAAGGTTAGCTACAATACCAAGAAGCTTCTTCGTCTTTCTGTCAGATGTGGTACGTGTCTTGTTTGCAAACTGCTCTGCTGTGTAGATATTGCCTACATTGAGTGCTGATGCAAGCTCCGCCTTTGATGCGTAAATCTTTCTACCGTTCCTGTCTCTTGCGAGAAGCATTACATTAAGTTCGTGTGGGGTAATGAACAAATCTGGTGTTCCTGTTCCCTTGTAATTCTCTCTAGCATAAAGAATGGCGTTAACCATTGCCTCAGCATGGACGTAATTGTCTCCGAAATAGAGGGAAGTATTAGAACCCTGCAATTCCTTCTTCGCTGCATTAAGGTCAATGTCAACATGGATTGTATAGAGATCATCATCTGTCCAGATAGGTCTAATCTTATCTGGAAAAATCTTATCCTCTACTCCGTCTTCACGCTCATCACCAATCATGATTGCTGTAGCAAGTGCTTCGTTGAGCATTGTACGGTCAATGTCATATAAATACTTTACATAATCGAAATCTGTAATATCAACAATGTCATCTCTATGAATTGCATTTCTTACATATACCGTCTGTGGTTCTGTTGTACGTCTAACAAGCTTAAAGTTTCCTGTAAGCTTCTTCTCTTTGCCCTTAACGTATCCCTTTGCTTTTAGGTCATCTATTCCACGGATATCAACCTGGCTTGTTCTGATTCTTGAAATTGGACTCTTATGTACCTTACCAAGAACAGTTGTAACCCAACCTTGGTCGTAGTTAATAATTTCTGGTGCACCTGGTCTAACTTCTTTGTACTCTGGGAATAGGTAAGAAATATTACCATCTCCTGTCTGTACAAATCCGCCGCTAAGTGCATCATGCTGAAGGTTGTTCTCATTTGCGTAAATCTTTAAAGCTTCCTGAAAACTTCCAACAGTAGAACTTTTAGCTAGAGCAAGAATGTCTACTTGGTCTGCGTGTGATAGCACTGACCTGTCATCCTGCTTATCGTTTTCAAATACATTATGTTTCATATCGTCTGCTCCTCCTTTATTGTCGCTTGAATTGTTGTCTCCGTCGACTACTGCTCCGACTATAGCGTATACTACTTTTTTCTGTTTCTCAGTCAAAGTATTAAATACGTCCTCAATTGTCTCGCCATCGTCGTCCTGCTCTGGATTTTTCTTTTTAGAATCGTCTTGTGGCTTGTCATCATCCTGCTCTGGATTGTTCTTGTCGTCATCTGAGTGCATCATTACATTAATACCCCTTTCGTCATAATTGATAACTAATCCGCCTTCGTCTTCACCATGAACCATCACTTCATCAATGTATGCCCCAGGATTAGCTCCAGCCAAGACAATGCTAACTTCACGAATCATTCCGTGAATTACATCTTTGCCATTTTGCTTTAACTGATTAGCGAAGATTGATAATGCTTCAAGGTCTCCGTGTCTCACACGTTCTTTTACTGCTTGTGCTGATTCACTGTTATTGAATGTACAATAGGCATACACGCCATCTGCTCTATTTTCGAGAATAGCATGACCAAGTACACGCTCTGGATCGGTGTGGTCATGATTCCATACCAGCGGAACTTTCTTTCCGTTTTGTCCTTTAAAGGCATCACGTTTTATAGTTCTACCGTCAGAGCAAAGTAAATCGTTTCTAGTAGCCCAGCCACTAAAATCATACTTCATTTTGAATTTCCTCCTGTTAGTTTTCTAATCTACAACTTCCCAATCTTCCGCAAACAGTTCTATCATTGTTTCCTTCCATGGAACACGTCCGAATCTGCTTTCTACGTATAAATAAGGA